GGGAAGAATTATGGCAACAGTATTATTTATAAATAGAACTGACTTAGTTCGTAACTCAATAATTGATGGCAACGTTGATACGGACAAATATATTCAGTTTATAAAACTTGCTCAAGAAATTCACATACAGAATTATTTGGGTACAAAAATGTATGAAGCTATAACTGCTGCTTTAGTTGATGGCATAGATAAACCTGCAAACGCAAGATGGAAATTATTACTTGACGATTATGTAGTACCTATGCTAATTTGGTTTTCGCAAGTAGATTATATACCATTTGCAAGTTACCAAATAAAAAATGGCGGAATGTACAAGCACCGTTCTGAAAATGCCGATTCAGTTAGCAAAGAAGAGGTTGACTATTTAGTCGAAAAAGCAAGAACAAACGCAGAATGGTATTCAAGAAGATTTATTGATTTTATGGGTTTTAATCAAACTACATATCCTGAATATACAAATAACATTAATGATGACATTTACCCAAGTAGTGATGCAACTTTTAATGGTTGGGTACTATGATTTATAAAGCAAAAGAAAAAAATGTTAAGAAACTTAAAACTTTCTTAAAAAAATCTGAAAACAATAAAACAAAAAAATTAAAGAATGGCAACTCTATTTAATACTAAAATATCTGCTACTTACGAGGGCTTATTAAAAACTATTGACAACGCAGCAATATCTGCAACGTTAAGGGAACTTACAGATGGTTCAGGAAACCAATCAGGTTTGTTTTTAAACACATTAGGGGATTTTAAAGTTACAAGCGTACTAGAATGGGGTTCTTTAAAAGATACAGGCACAGGAGTTATTATAACGCAATTTGTTACTGCAGCTAATGGAATAGAAAATTTTAATAATGATACTACACTACCTACAAGTGCTGCGGTAAAATTATATGTAGACACTAAATTTTCTCAAACAGATACCTTAACAGAGGTTTTAGGTTTTGGAAACACTACAAGTGGAAAAGATATTGCAGTAAGTGCAGGGGATGACATTACTTTTACTGATACATCTAAAGCCTTATTTGGCACAGGTTCAGAATTTGAGATATTTCAAGATGCTTTTGATTCAAGAATTACAACTTCATCAAAATTATATATTCAAACTACAGACTTTAGACTACAAAAAGTAGGTGGGGAACAAATGATTGAAGCCTATTCAGATGGTGAAGTAAAGTTATATTTTAATAATATAAAGAAATTTGAAACCACTTTATTAGGTAGTACAGTTACAGGCGATTTACTCGTGACAGGAACTATCACAGGAGCAGGAGGCTCATTTTTGCCACTAGCAGGAGGCACAATGACAGGTAACACTATCCACGTAGATAATGTAAAGTCTATTTATGGAACTTCTAGTGATGGTTTAGAGATTTATCACGATGGCTCAAATTCTTATATAGATGACTCAGGTAATGGGCGTTTAAACATAAGAACTAACGATTTAAGAATTGAAAAATATACAGGAGAAACAATCGCTAAATTTATTGCTGATGGTGCAGTAGAATTAAATTTTAATGATGTAAAAAAACTTGAAACTACAAACACAGGTGCATCAGTAACAGGTGCTTTATCAACCACAACAGATGTAGCAGTAGGAGCAAATGCAACTTTTGTAGATAACGGAAAAGCCATATTCGGTTCAGGTTCTGACTTACAGATTTACCACGATGGTTCTAATAGTTCAATTCAAAATCAAAATGGAGAGCTTTTTATTTATGGTGGTACAAATCAAATTAGATTAAGGGCAGAAAATAGTGAAGAAAGTCTTGTATTAAACCCTAATAGTAATGTAGAATTATATTTTGATGGAACTAAAAGAATAGAAACAGTTACAGATGGTGCAAAGGTTACAGGAAACCTAGAAGTTACAGGAACGATAACAGGAGCAGGTGGTTCTTTTCTTCCATTGATTGGAGGAACTATGACAGGCGATATATCGCTAGTAGATAATGTAAAAGTAAAATTTGGAGATTCTTCAGACTTACAAATATTTCACGATGGCTCTAATAGTTACATAAATGATATAGGAAGTGGCGATTTAATTTTAACAAGCAATTCTTCTAGCGTACAAATAAATAAAAGCACAGGAGTTAATTTAGCAAAGTTTATTGTTGATGGTAGTGTCGAATTATATCATAATAGTACTAAAAAGTTTGAAACTACAACCACAGGTATATCAGTAACAGGAAACGTAGATGCAACAGGTAATGTTTCTGTATTAGATAATAAGTTTTTATATGCAGGAACTGCTCAAGATTTATCATTATGGCACGATGGAAATGATACTAGAATAAAAAACAATACAGGAGGGTTATACATAGACCAAGCAGCAGTTACAGAATCAATAATTTTTAGAGTATCAAACGCAAATGCTCTAGATACAACTGCTTTAACAATCAACAGAGAGGGCGATTTAATTACAGGTAAAGATGTAACCATTGCAGGAGACCTTACAGTAAATGGAACGACTACAACGGTAAATAGTCAAACGCTTTCAGTAGAAGACCCATTAATATCTTTAGCAACTGCAAATGCTGCTAATAGTTTAGACATTGGATTTTATGGAAAATATAATGATGGAACTGCTAGATATTTAGGACTTTTTAATGATGCTTCAGACAGTAATAAATTTAGATTATTTAAAGGCACAACAGTAGAACCTACAACGACAGTTAATATTGGAGGTGCAGGATATGTGGCAGCGGATTTAGTTGTAGCAGGATTAGAGGCAACAAATGTTGTTTCAACAGATTTACTATTAGGCAGTGGAGAATACTTATCGTGGGGTTCAGAGGGTGTAACTTCTATTGAAGGAAGTACAGTATCAAACAAATTATCGTTTAGAACTCAATCAGCCGAAAGATTATTATTAAATGCTAATGGAGCAACTTTTTCAGCAAATGTAACTGTTGGAAACACTTTATTTGCAACAGAGTTTATTTCACATTTAGCAGACACAAATAACTTTATACGATTCCAAGCAAGTCGAATGACTTTACAAAATAAAGCATCAGGAGGTGTTAAAGTAGATTTGCACGATAACGGTAATTTATATCTTGTATCAGGAGGTTCAACATCACTTATTTTAGATACTTCACAAAAAGCAACTTTTGCAGGAGATGTTAGTGTTAATGGTGGCGATTTAAATGTAGGAAGTACAAGTACAGTCAATTCTCTAATTAATATGCTAGGCACTGATGATTCTTTTATTGAAAAAGATCAAGGTAATGATTTGTATTTAGTAAATAATAATAATGGAAAAGATTTAAAATTTAGAGTTAGAAATGCAAGTGGTACTAATATTGTTGCTTTAACTTTAGATGGTTCAGCAGGTGGAAACGCAACTTTTGCAGGTAAATTAGGAGTTGGTACTGCATCAGGAGTAAGTCAGCTTGAGGTAGATGGAGATATCGGAATAGGTAGGATAGCAGGTGGATATACTTTTAGAGAACAAGTTGGTGGAAATCTTAGAGCAGCAATGAGGTCAAATGCTCTTAATGAATTAATATTTGAAGTCGGAGCAAGTACACAAGCATTAAAACTAGATTCTTCACAAAACGCAACTTTTGCAGGAAATGTTTTAATTGATGGATTTACAAATAATAAATTTTTATCCTTAAGAAATAGTGCTTGTTGCTCTGTTCCAAGTTCTACAGGTGGAATTGGATTAATGGCTTTAGACCATACAGGTGCAAATCGTGATGGGTTAGCTTTATACGGTCACGATGGTGTAAGTATTTATACTGCACAAGAAGAAAGGATGCGTTTAACAAATCTAGGAAACGTCGGAATTGGAACAACTGCGCCTTCACAAAAATTGACAATAAACGGAAACGGAGCATTCTTAGCAGGAAATGAATTAAGGTTTTATAACGCTGCAAATAGTAATTGGGGACAAATAGAATCCCCTGCAAGTGGAGCATTGCAGTTTTCAAGTGGTGGAGGAGTAGCTATGTATATTACTTCGTCAAAAAACGTAGGTATTGGAACGGTTTCACCTACTTTTAAATTACACGTTAATAGTACTGATGCTTCCGATAATGTAGCGTTTATCCATCATAATAGCGCAGCACAAAGTTCAGGAGATGTTTTAAAAGTTCGTTCAGATGCAGGAGATAATGCAGGTTCTGCTTTATTAAATGTTCAAAATAATAGTGGAACTGCTTTATATGTTAGAGGGAACAGAAAAGTTGGTATTGGAACAATAGCTCCTGATGAAACTTTAGACGTAGATGGAACTTTTAAAGCAAGCGGACTTGGGTATGTGCTAACTCCAGATTATGGAGACGATTCAACAAAGATAGCTACAACCGCTTTTGTAAAATCTAATGCTCCAGTGCAAGCTACAACTACAGTTAAAGGTATTGTAGAATTAGCAACACAGGCTGAAGTAAATAGTGGATCTGATGCAAGCAGGGTAATAACTCCAAGTAGGCTAAAAAGTACATTAGGAATTACTGGGACTTTATCAACTACACTTACATATAGTCAGTTGGTAGGAGGAGCAACTTCACAAATAATTACTCACGCAATTGGAAATCAATTTGTACAAGTATCTGTATATGAAGTAGCGGGAATGGATAAAGTAGAATGTGAAGTAGAATTAACTTCTGCAACAACTACAACATTAAAATTCAATGTTGCGCCAGCAGCAGATTCTTTAAGAGTAGTAATAGTAGGATAATTAAAAAAATCATATTATTAAATAACAACAATAGGGTTAGAAGAGATGTCCTAAAAAAACATCTCTTTTTTTCAACTTTAAAAAATAGAATAATATGGCAATAAAAAAAATATTAATAGATTTAGAAGTAAATGGTAATTTAAAATTATCTAATTCAATAGGCACATATTTAAGCATTTTTGATTCATCAAACACACCTTATATAAACACTGGGACTTCTGGTGGAACTGTGCAATTTGGAGCGCCTGCAACAAATACTACTAATATCAGTGTACAAGGAAATGCTATCGCTACTAGTTTTATAAAAAATGGAGGAACAAGTTCTCAGTTTTTAAAGGCAGATGGTTCAGTAGATTCAAATACTTATTTAACAAGTAGTTTTGTCGTGAATACAGAGCAAATTGCATTAAGCGACGAAACAACAGATTTAACTACTGGAACGTCTAAAGTAACATTTAGATGCCCAGGAAATATAAATGTTACTAATTTTAGATCAAGTTGCGC